TTTAGTAGTAACGTCCTCCTCCATCGTAACAAGGACGCCAACGGTTGTATCATTCATTGTCATGGAGTTATACCTCCAATCCGTATTCAATCACATGCCGTACTTCGTTTACCAGGCCGAGCATTTCAACTTCTACCTGCGGCATATTATCAAGCTCGGTTAACGTGGGTACGGCCCCGGACGTTATTATGGCTGCCGCATTGTGTACAACATAGGGCACCGGGCGTCTTAGCTGGATTGCTTTATAAATCGCCTCACCAAGCCTGTCACGCCCCGGCCCTTGCTCGCTAAAGGGGTCGGCTTATATAGCCTATCCATCTCCTGTATCAGCTTAATGCACTGGTCGCGCGTAAGCAAATTTTCAATAGTGCTGTGGTCTACAGGGCCGAGCGACCATTCTATAACCTGATTAAGGATGTAGAGCTCATTGACCTCATTGGTGTCAATTTGTGCTACATCCAGTACATAATCAACCTTGGGCAGCTTTTTGTCTTTTTCAACATCGGACATTTTTATTTTAGTTTCACCTACCGGGGTCATATACCTGCGCAGTATAGCTTCGTGTAGCCTGTACGTGCGGTGCAGTATCTCCCGGTGTATGATGGCCCATTGCTGATTTCCTAGGTCTATCCTTACAGTGTTTTCCATGTTAGGCTGTCCCTCGTGTTCCGCCGTTATCAATTTCAAACTCGGCATGAACGGTTAATTCGTTTTTGTATCTACTCGTGATTTCGTAGATGGGCAGCAAGGCATTACCGCTATACTTGGTATTGCCGACTGTGGTGCCTGCCGGGTAAAATTCCCAGGCGCGCAGGGCCTTACCGTCGTGCATGGCACCGAGTACGGTTTCCACGCCGACGTCCGTAACCATATTGAAGTTAAAGTCGGCAGTGATGCGCTTGGCCTTTACGGATGCTACGGGCCGGTCGCCCACAGCACCCCACGCCCCGGCGTCGTTGGTCTTAAAGCTATTTGATAACTTAAGCTCCTTGACATAGGGGGATAGGTCGCGCAGTTGCGACCCATCATGTACCTTGAAAATTGAAATACCGCTATCGAATACTACAGCTTGGTCAGCAACCATGTTAAGCCTCCTTAAAAAGTTTCCATCGCTTCAAGCGTCATGGGGATTGTTACCCCCTGTAAAAATTCATGAGGTGCCATTGTATCGGTAAGGGCTATAGGCCCGGCAAGCCTCCAAATATAGCCATGCCCTGCCGCCGTCTGCCCGGCGTTACACAGTTCTATCAGGCCGAGGCTATAGCGGCAGAGGCGGCGGAACCGTAGTTCAAATTTGTCGTCCGCATAAAATACGATAAGGTTAATCAGGTTTATGACATGCAAGTTCGTAGGTTTTTGCATATTGCCTACGCGCCAATCCCCGCCGTGTATTACAATGGATGGGCTTTCAGGTACAGCAGATGGCACGTTACCCAAATACCACTTTTTGATAGCGGGCATTGTGGTATCTGTATACCGGGTTTTAAGGTCGGCAATTTTAGCCACAATGTTCGCCTCAAGGTACGTGTCTAACTTTACGACTGCCTCTTCCAGCAATTTTATTGTCATAGCAGGTGTGCCTCCTTGTCCTTATCGTATATGAAATTGTGTACGAATTTCATCCATGTCATTTTGTCTGCCTCGGTTAGGTACACTAATTTACGCATTGGGTTATTACCAAGGCCCTGCTGATGATAAATGGCATAAGGGGCACCTACTGTAAGGCGCATGTGCTTAGGAGCCATTTCAACCATCAACCCGGTGCCCCCGGTTAACTCGCCCCACAGGGCAAGCGTTAACTGCATAATGTTCCGGCCCGGAAAGTACTTGTTCTTCCATGCGGCGTAATCGGGGGATAGCGGGGGCCAAGGTGCCCCGCTACGCGCCCCCTGCGATTGAAATTGTTCGGCTTCAATTACGGCAAAGTTTTCACGTATTTGTTGAAATACAGGGGTAAAGTCCTGTATGCTCTGACCGAACCTACTAAGGGCGCGGTTAAGTACAACATCGCCCATCATTTCAATGCGCAGTATAAGCATGGTTAAAAGTCCTTGTTCATACCGAATTTAGGTTTTTGCCATTCAGGGGTATCGGAACCGGGCTCATCGTCATTGCCCTGATTGCGCTCATAAAAGCTAAAGGGTAATGGTGCTTCCCCGGTTGTACCTGTTGGCAGCTTACCTTCGCGCAACCACTTAAGCCCGTCCTGATACTGCTTCCAGTATGCCGAGGATGAGCCAGGCGTAGTCATTAAGCCCCGACCCTCCGGGAACATAGCCTGTTCCGCAAGCGCGGCGGCCCCCCTAGCATTGAGGGCGCAAATAAAGGCGTAGAATTCGGTCGTAGTGCCCCCGGCAGTTATTGGGGTCGTAAACCCCCGGCTTTGCAGCGCGGCATCTATTTCAGCGGCTATATCAGTAATGTAGGTGTCCACTTGTGTAAGCGTGGGTGTAGTGGTCGCATCATAGGTGCGCTTGGGGTTAAGGGCCTGTACTGCTGCGGTCGTGGTGTATGCCATTTTTAGCCCTCCGTGTTGCTGCTGTTGTCGCCCTCGGCGGCCCCGGCATCATTTTTGCCATTGGCTTCTTCGTCAGCTTGGGTGTCTTCCTCGATTGCCTTGGCAACCACAGGCTCGCGCGCCCCGGTAATTTTAACGGCAACCTTGGCCCCCTGTATTGTTGCCGTCTGCACAAGGGCAGCAGGGTCGCGCTTCATACGCCGGGCCTGTTCCTTGTCAAGGTCGAGTTCCATGCTCATTTCAATCTTAGCCATAATAACCTCCTTTAAGTTATCTAAGGGAGGCCGGAGGTCTTGATTGCCCCCGGCCTTATACTACATAACTGAAAGTTTTAAGCTATGTACAATAAGTACGCGCGCACCGCGCCGCCCTAATAACCGATAATATAGCCGATGACCGGGGTGCCCGTCACGTTGGTTGTAGATGTTACCAAGAATGTCGTATCAGTCGCGGACCCGGTATACATAGCATAAGCTCCGCCCGGTGCTGACATCCACGATACGATTATCCATGTCGGTTGAACGCCTAACGTATGGGTAACAGTCAAGGCAGCGTCACCACTGCCAAATGTCGCGTTACCTGATACAAAATGCGAAGCCGTCCGTAACTGTGCGGCAGTAGCTACAGAGGGCGCAGAACCATTGTTTGAAAATACCACGCCCTGCAAGTTGGCGGCTGCCATAGCCGACCCGGTGCCATAGATGGGGCCGGTCAGGTTGGTCGGGGTCTGCGAGGTGATAATGTCGCGCACATAACCCGCCTTGCCATCGTTACCCGCCGTACAGCCGACCAGTACAGCGAGTAATACTACGATGAGTGCGATGCCGATGTATAAGAACTTGTTTTTCATGTACCTTGTTTCCTCCTTATTTTAGTAGGCTAAGCCCCCGCCCGGTTAAGGGCAGGGGCCGGGCCGTCCCAGGTTTAGGTATTGTGCAGCTTGATGATGGTGCGGGGGTCGCCGAAGCCGGTCGTAAAGCGAGAATTCACGCCGTACAGGAAGGTACGGTTCATGAACACGTGTTCGGATTTGGGGTCATCCAGCGCGTCGATTTCAGGTTCCTTGCGCATCTGGAGAATAACAGGCTTGACTTCGGCCTTGGTGCAGGCTACGTAAAAGTCCTTGCCGCTATTCTGCGCGATGAACGGGGATACGAAGATACGGTTGCGCGGGAAGTAGGAAAGTTCCGGGCGTACCTCGCCCGCTACAGGCGGGAACAGGGCGGTCTGAATCATCATTTCCCGCTCCGGGGCGCAGATGATGCAGTCCGGGATAAGGTTCATTTTCACGCCCCGGTCATCCTTGAATTTGCGCATGGCGGCAACAGCCGCGTCAAGGCCGTCCAGAATTTCCGTGGTGCTGTCGCTATAGTTGCCGGATAACAGGTTGCTGAAGCTGCCACTGTCGCCGATGGTGCGGGCGGCATTGAACATAACCGCGCCGTCCCATGCTTTGTATGTTTCACCGAGGTCAAGCTGTGTGAAGACCTTTTCGTTGAAGAACCGGGCAGCGCGCAGGGCAAGGCCGCGAATGCGGGGGGCAATAAGGCCATACTTGTCGTCCTCGATGGTGTTGCGGTCAACTTCGATGGTCGCTTCATAGTCCTTATTGGTCAGGGTGTAATCATTTTCGTACATGCCCGCGAGCTTGCGGCGGTCTTTCCACTCCGACATAGCGGGTACGCTGCCGAGCCAGGCGTAAGTTTCCTTATCGGAGGTGGACTGGAAGATGGTGGCAATTTCTTTGTACAGGGTCATGTTGGTATCAAGGTCGCCTAACTCCTGCTGGAAAATGGCGCGGAAGTTAGTGAGCAGACCTGCCAGAAAATCGCTATTTACTATAGCCATGTTGTTCTCCTTTGTTAAGTTTTTACTAGGGCCGGGGGTTAGCTCTTGATGCCCAGGTTTACCCACCCGGAGGTCGCGGATTCATATTCTTCCAGTACGCCGATGGCGATTTTGTTCACGGAACCCGCCGTGTCATCAAACGCGCCACTGTCGACCACGTACATGATATCGCCGACCATTGTCTGCGCAATGGATACGGCATCGAGCTTGTGGGTGCCGTTCCGCCATACGCGAATCCACAGGTCGCCATCTGCGGAACCTACGGCGGAGTTATCGACGGTTTCATACGCAATGCCTACGTATTTAGTGCCCGCTACGTCCGTCGAGGCTATAGCGTACCCGGTCGCGTCAATGCTGACGTGACTGCCCTTATAGATTTTGGTGGAGGCTTTTACCGGGTAGGATTGCAGGTCGCCGACCTTGCGCGGGGCTTCCTTTGCTTTTGTGAGGATTGTCATGCTTTTCTCCTTTTGATTTTTAACAGGCCGTTACCTGCTATTTTTTAGCAGCTAAGCGCGCCTTGTTTTCGCGGAGGGTTTTCAGGTATGCATCGACCGGCTTGCCGTTTTGCTTTGCCATTTTGGTTCCGATTTCAATTTCGGAAGCGGTTAAGGTTTCTGCCGCGTCCTGATGGTTGTCGCCGCCGCGCTCGCCCATCTGCGGCCCCTTGGTATCAGTCGCAGCGATGTAAGCTGCAAAGCCGTCCTTGTCTTTCAGGTAATAGCTTACTGCCCAGTCCTTTTGCTTGGGCAACAGCTTCCGGTCGGTAATTGCCTGCGCAATCACTTTGTCTGCCTCGGCAGCTAATACCGTCTGCATAGCGACATCCTTGGCCTTGATAGCCTCATCGCGGGCTACTGTGGCTTCGGTAAGCTGCGTCTGCAAGGTGGTACTTGCCCCGGCCTTTTCGACCAGTGCCTTTACAGCCACAAGGATGTCATCTTTTTCATCCTTAAGGCCCAAGGCTGCCCTTAGTTCTACCTCGTTAATCATACTTTTCTCCTTTGCATTTTTTTGTTTACCCGTTACAACATTTGCCCCCTTGTCGGCGGCCCTTAGTGCAGCGTCCGCCCTTGTTTGTGCCTCGGTGCTATTGCCGTCACCGGGCTTATTTTGAGCGGTGCTTTTGCCAGGCAGATTGTCCTTATCAGCCTTAGACCCGTCGGCTAAAGCAATGTCGTCAATATTGTTGGGGCACCCGGCGCAGGTTTCCTTGAATACTGTGGATTGCAGTTCCCGGCTAAGTATAACGGGCTGCATACCCTCAAGGAAGGGCCTGTTGGTAAGGGCTACAGCGAGCAAGGTAGGCCCGGCCTTTTTGCCTGTTTCCTTATCAACATAGTCCATAGTAAACTCCGGGCTAATATAGCGGTATTTGCGGTCGCGTATCATAGCCGCCGCCTCGCTTGTCCATTCCACCGTCGCGAACAAAGTGTCAGCATCCTTGCGGGTTAGGGCCTTGACCCACCCGGCAGCCGGGGAGACCTGTGCGGGCTCCGATGCGCTAAGGTGTTCAAAGTCCACCACCATTTCAGTCGGCGGCTTGGGCCGCACCGTTCCGAAGTTGGCAATCATGTTAAGCAAGTCGTTCGGCGTGATGGTAAACTTACCATAGCCGGGGTGATAAAAGGTGCCTGTGCGTAACACCTGTATTACAGAGGCGGGAACAGCCGGGGCCGTGTTATTGGCTACAGCAGGCAATTCAATAAGGGCAAAGGAGCGCACCATAAACTCCGTAGCCTTTTTAACCCACTGGTCGCCATCCTTTTCATAACTGTTGCCCACAGCATTCCATGCTATTTTGGCGCAGGTTGTTTCATCGTCCGGGTGTTCTTTCCACGCGGAGTTAAACGCTGCCATATAAATTTCCTGCGCATGGGACGGCAGCTTTTTTACAGGTTCCGGCAATTCAGCAATTTTGTTATAAGCCATAATGTTATTCTATACCTCCTAACTTTTGAGTGCAAAGATATTTCATTATACTAAGCTTGGTAGTTCGCTCTTAAAGGTGTAGACCCACAGGCACCGACAGTAATCGCGCCCATCACAATCGTCGTAAGGGGGTTCGTGCATAGGCTCTTCCCCGTAGGCCCAACTTTTACCGTCTACCCCCCGGCAGTACCCGCAAGTATTGTCATCCATTAAGGCACTCGACGTAGTGCGCGCTATGCTGTCCCTAAGTTCCTCCGCCTGCGCTGCCCGTCCCAGGTTAAACGCCTGATTAACATTTATGCGGGCTGCTGTTTCAAGTTCCCGGTCTGAAAGGCTTGTTAGTACCTGCACAAGCATACTGCGGTTGACGTTGGCCCCGGTAACTTGGTCAAGTGCTTCCCACGTAAGGGCCGCGCGCAACTTGCTTGAAAGCACATTGGCTATAGCAAGGGCGCGGGCTTTGATAAGTTCCAAGGCATTCGCCGGGGTCTTTTCTTTGCCCTTGGTGCTTACACCCTGCTTCATAGCTTCGGTCTGTACCTGCCGCCTGCCGTAATCATAAAGGTCAGTGAGGCACCCCTCAATTGCGGCAGCCATTTCCTTCCTGAAAGGTATGTCGATTGTTACTATGCGGTTAACATCACCTTTTTCAAGGTCTTCAACTGCCATTTTAACAATCGTAGCTATTTGCTTATCCTGCACGTGCTTAGCCGCCGTAACGAGGTCGGCCTGCGTTTTATCAAGTCTGTCTGCAATCTCGGTAAAGGCTATGTGCTTTTCGGCATCAGTTGGGTCGCGCCAAAAATCCCGGCCCTTAATCCGCTTGTCCTTAAGTACCTTGGGCGGCGGCTGCACCCCGGTCACGCGGCGGTCGCTAGGCCCTTTAAGTGGGGGTAGGTGCATAATGCGGCGCATTTCAATTTCAATACCGTCATCCATTGTCAAGGCCCCTGCGCTTGCCAGTTGATTGATTGCCTGCGACAGCTTAACTACATCCACGTAGTCAAGGTCGCTTACGGCTAACTTGGGGTATTTGTCCGTCTGAAAGTTGTAGTCCACAAGCTGCCGTATGCCGTGTATGTTGATAGTGTCACATATCTCCTTAGCCGTAGCGCGCAGAGCCATAAGGAAGAAATCAGATTGGTCTTGGCTTAAGGCATAACTGCCGCCGCTCCGGGAGCCAAGGCTAATAAACTGCGCTAAAATGCTGCGGAGAATTTGCTGGTCGTGATGTTCAATACTGCCCTTAATGTCGTATAACTGCCCAGTAACGCCCTTGAGGTCAAAAGTAATGCCCTCCGGCGTAGCGACATAGGCGCGTTCGTTAGCATGGAGCCTTTGCCCTATTGCTTCAATGGCTTTTTTCTGGTCAGTGGTTGCGGTCGCCGGGTATGAAAAATGGGCTACGCCTACCCCATGCCGCTCGGCAGCAATACCGTCAATGGCATACAGTGTATTTTTATAGTACCAATGCTTGTACGCCGCACGTAATACGCTGATGCCTTCAAAGTTACTACCCTCGCGCTCGTGGGTAAATACCAGTAACTTTTCAACAGGTATGTCAACCGTCTTAAAGGTTTCGCTCTTCCATACCCATTGTTCAACCTTGTCAAGCTCACCATCCGCGTCAACATGCCAACGAGCGATTGTTTTGGGCAGCCGGGGGGCAAGTTTTTTCCAGTAATATTTTCCATCCCGCAGTTCCCATACTTTTTCGAATACGCTATAGCCAAAGGGCAGCTTGAGCAGGGCTTGCCGCAGGAAGTCATTCCACGTAATGGTCATGTTTTCAAAAATGTTATAGCGCACAAACTCGGCTATTTCAAGGTCGCGGCTTTCCTTGCTTGCAGCCTCAATGTCCCAATGTGCGCTAAGTATGGGCAGTGTAAGGGCCAACAGCCCGGCCTTAACCTGCCCGTCACTGCGCCGCATCTTTTCTATGATTTCCTTTTGCTTGTCGCCAGGCTTAAAGTCGCTTAAGTACTCCCCGGTTTCCGACAGTATGCCTGAAAATATAACCGTACCTGTGGAGCCCATCTCCCCAAGTATGGCCTTGTCCTTGCCCGTAGCTAATCGTATACTACCTAGCTTAACTAACATTTGCGGTCACCTCGCTTCTGCTTCTCAACCTTATCAAGCCGGTCGGCAAGCTCTTTTATTTGTTTTGCTTCATCGCTGTCAGTTTTACGCAGCTTTTTAACTGTCTCATCATAATGCTTGCTGCGCTTTCCTTCGCGCGATTTTTCAATACGCTCCAGTATTTTTTTCAAGTAAAAGGTAATCACAAACAGCACAAGGCCGTTAATGATTGCGGATATAACTGTCCACCAATTAACATCCATACTAGAACTCCCTTTTCAGGATGTCGTTAAAGTGGGGCTCGCTTTTGAAGTCATTCATGCCGGGTATTTCAACAAAGCTAAAGGCCCCGCGCACTGTTTCAAGGGCTACCATACCAAGCGTAATCACAATGTCGTTAGTGTTTTTGCCCGCGTGGTCTACCCTCCACCCCTGCGCCGTTTGTTTAATGATGGTATTTTTAAGTTCCTTATCCAGCATAGGCTCGGCATAGCCCTTAATTTTTTTATTACGTATGAGGTTAACGAGCACCTGTGATAGGTACAGTATGTCCGTGCTGAACTTAAAGGGCTTAATGTTGTAGTACTTTTTCAAACGCTGAATAATGTACTCCGCCTGCCAAGGGTCAATGACAAGGATACTGGTCTTAAAAGTTTCAGCACACCATACCAAATCCTGCTCAACCTCCTCGAGGGGTACATGGTTCTTTTCTGTACCCTGCCATACCCGGATATTGTCGATGTACAGGTTATTGTCCACAGGGTCTAAGTGCCCTACCAGGCGGGCCGTGCGGTCATGACTGATACCTATATCGGTCGCGACCACGTATTGAAGGTAGCGATTAGTATTAGGCTTAACCTGTATAGTCCAAGGGGTGTCGTGTATGGCATCAACATCCTCTTGTGTAATAAAACGACTGCCAGCCGATACCCACTTATTTTCATGTAACCGGGCAAATACGTCCGGGGGCATGGAGGCGCGCTGTTGGTCAAGGTATTCATCGTTAACCCACCCCGACAGGTTTTTATGCGACCACATCATAAATAGCTTGGGGTCTTTCCTGCCGCGCTTTACCACCACGTCCGGGTCACCCGTATCCATAAGGTCAGGCCCTTCCATGCCGTCGCTGTATAAATCCCATAGCAGGCCGTCCTCTTGAAACCCGGCATACGTTACAATGAATATCATGGGGTTTTTACGGGTAGGCACCACAGTTAACTCGTCGTAAAACTTGCGGTCGGTCATACCCCACAATTCATCAAACACGGTAAAGTTAGGGTTAAGACCCGCAGCCGTTTCAAAGTTAGCCGCAATACACCGGGCCGTCGAGCCTGTACTTTGCACCTCAATCTTGTCCTTGTGCATGGGCGAGCAAGCCGCTTTAAGCTCCGGGTCAATCATTACACTGCGGCGCATCTTGGTATAAATAATCATACTTGCTTGGTCGCGGCTATTACTAGCTATAATGATTTCACCAAAAGGCTCGTCGCAGAAAAGGAAGTAGATACCTACCCCGGCAGCAAAGGCACTCTTGCCGCCCTTTTTGGGGTGCCCTATAAGCACCTTATTATACTTGCGCAGGCCCTTATCATTGAGGTCATAAAACACAGGTTTAAGTACATAGTTCTTTTGCCAGTCCTGAAGCTTAATACGTTTCATGGTTTCAGGCAAATAGTAATGTTCCTCAAGGAACTTTATGGGGTCGCGCTTGTACTGCGCATTTTTACTCATCCGGGTCTTCCTCCCGCGCCCTTAGTATGTCCGTAGCTATGTCGGGCTTTTGTGGGGCCGTGCGGCTAATCTGATGCCGCCCGCTAGGTGACATACCGAGCTTTTCAAGCATTGATGCGACATGCTTTGAAAGGTTCTGGTACTGCGCGACAATAGGGAATGGCTCGCCCTTACTATCATCGCGCAAGAAGCCATGTTCCGCGAACCATCTATCGTAGGCTTCAAGCTGTGCAAGGTTGCGGGCAAGTTGATTAATGTAAATTTCATCAGCCATATTGACCGTTCGGCCTTCGGCCTTAACAATGGCATATACCAACTTTTTCTTTTCCTCGGTTATAGCATCGAGGGTAAACTTGCTATATGCCCCATGCTTGGGGGGCCTGCCGGGGCCGCGCTTGGTCTTAGGTTTTATGAGTACGGGGTCGGGCGTTTGTTGCGTGGTGTCCTTAGCTTTATCGTCCATAGCCTTAATCCCCCCTCTTTACCAGGCCGTCAATTAACCGGGCCGCTTGGTCGTATACGTCCTGTATGGTGTTTTCTTTTTCATTGTAGATGTAGTGGTCGAACTTGAATTCGTCAAGGGCCGTTTCGCTGTAGTCCTCGGTCAGGATTTGGGGCAGGCCGGGGTAATGCTGTTGTAATAACCGGGCCTGTTCCTCTGCGCTCATTACCATACGCACCATAACGAACCCTAGGCCCTTGAGCGTAGCGAATTCGTTAGGGTAGCGCACATCGCTGATTACGACATGCCTGTGAAGGGGCACCTGCCGCACTACGTAGCGCACCCATACCGAGGGGTCTACCTCGCGCATGTGCATACCTACCTGTTGAAGTATGCTGCGTTCAATGGGGTCTTTGCCCTGCACCCCAAACAAGTCCGATGTGATTTCCTTTAACTTGGCGGCAAAAGATAGTTCCCGGAAGTCACAATTTTTAGTAAGGAAATCAGCTACTACGGACTTGCCGCTTGACATGTGCCCGGATAAGCCGATACGTATTGGTTTCATTATTACCCCCTTAAGTGCATAGCTGTACTCATAACGTCATAAGCTACATTAAGGGCCTTAAGCACCGGGTTCATTTTCTGATAGTACTTACTGCCATTGCCTGTTTCGCGTATGAATTCAACCTGCACATTTTCATACTTTTCATTTATCCGTATTGACGGGTCGTCCGTGTCTACTATTACCCGGTCTTCGTCAAATTTGATGGTTAGTTTTGCCATGCTGCGCCCCCTTAGCCTATATTCCAAAACACCACAGGGTCGGGCAGTTCATCAAGGTGTTCATTGAGCCATCGCCAAGCCTTGCGGTCGTACCATGTGTCGCACTTGAAAGGGGCCGGGAAATCATCCGAGGCATAGAACACCCGGTCAGTAAGGCCAACTTCAAACGCCGGGGGCTTGTACGTGGAGGGCAATATGCGCAGCACCCGGTTACTGACGCGCTGCTGCACGTTGGTTTTACTTTCGCCGTCAAGTTCCATTTGGGTCATGCCTACGTTTACAGCTATGATGCGCTGCGGTTGATGTACCTGCAAGCCGAGCAATATGCCGCTAAACATCATACCCGTTCCCAGGCAGCAGATGAATGTTCCGGTCATGAGTTCTTTAGGCATTGCCGTAGCTTCCCCGGCTACGCTAAGCATAGCCTCCGGGAACATAAGGCCCATAGGTACGAGGTGTATGCCGTGCCCCTGACAATAGCTGCGAGCACGGAAGTACATTATTGAAACCTTAGCGGCGCGCAAGGGCCGCAGGTAGGCCCCGGCCTTGCTGCATTGCTGTTGATTATAGGGCAGCTTGTCATTATATTTTTTGGGCCATTCGCAACACTCAGTTGTTTCCGGCATCCACTCGTTAGCTAATACCGGGTAAAACACTGAACATTCAAGGCCGATTTCTTTGCATAGCTGCGAGATACCCCATCCGCCCCGGCTAACCCTTGCATCCACCACCCCGATATGTTCCACCCCCTCTTCCTTTAAGGCCCGCAGGTGTACGGCGGCCCCGCGTAGCTTGGCATTGCCGCCCGCATACTTGGCCCGCATCCACAGGTCGTCACGCTTTACATAGATTGTGCGACCCCGTACCTGATATTTTTCAATGGGTGTAAGGGTGCCCTGCTGCGAGGGGTCGGCGTCCCAATATCCCCCTAAGAACTGCGCGCAGCTACAGCGTCCGCACAGCCTTTCTTTTTCAAGGCCAAGCCCCGCCGCCTTACTGCCAGGCCGGGCCGGGCTATATACGTCATTGTACTTATCATCTTCTGCCGGGGGGTCTGTTTTGCCGCAAATTTCACAGGGTTGGATTTTCGTTAGCTCAGTCATAGGGCAGCCTCCTTTTTAATTATCCTCCGCCGCGCAATCCAGCGCAGCGTCATTTCGCGGTTAGCTAACATTGGTATTGGTTCATCGTCGCGCAGTTTAACGCCCCAACAACTTTCAATATGCGCGCGGGCGGCGGCTGCGGGTAACGGCGTCTTGCAGTTCCAGCAGAATAACATTTTATCAGCCGGGGCCGCAGTGGTAGCCCCCTGCCTCTTACACCTTTCGCGCTCGGCTATGCCTACTTCAAGACCAGCCTGTATTCGCTCCTTGCGTTCGCGGCTTAACCTGCCCATTTAGTACCTCCTGTAAACTGTATTTACCATTCTAGCATTGAGCCAACTATGACACAATATTAGCTATGGTATTATGCTGGTCACGGTAAGGTCTGCCGCGTATTCAATAACTTCGCGGGTGTTGTCAAATATGTACGTGGTGCCCCCCGGTATTGAAGTGCATACGCTTTGATTGCCCCGGCAATTAGCCTTAAAGCAATCGCCGCACCCTACGAACGCTTCGTTAGTGCTTGATACCCGGCCTTTGATATACAGACTGTCGCCCTTGGGTATTTTGAACAATCCCCCCGGCCCTACCATCCCCAACGTCTTAATGTTGGGGTTTTTGATGTCCTTAATTACACGTATAGCCATAGTTGCCCTCCTTAAAATTTATCGTATAACGTGTGTTCCTGATAATACCCTACCTGCCATGTTCCATTGTCCGCAGGCTTGTCAAGCTGTTTGTGCTGTGGCTTCAAATAGCCGGGGCCTACCATCCATCGCTCCACGACCAGCCTGTTTTCAATTACCTCAATTACATGGTCAAGCCATGTCTCGTAGATGTAGATAACAGTACCATGCGCCGGGGCTTGGGCGGCGCACTGTATAACCCTATAGCCGGGCCATTGTTCAGCCGCGAGCTTGTGGGCTGCGGCGCGGGCGTGGTCAGCACAGTCGGTCATTCCATCGCTCATTTGTTACCCCCTTTAGCTTTGCGTCTACAATTATTCATGATATCCGATTATTTTAGCCTTGATAATATCCGCTGAAAATGGGTTAGCGGGCCGCCTAAAAACTACGTACTCCCCTCCAAAAACAGGCACACCCCCTCACATTCTACAGATACCTCGGAAACCCCGGCGTCCCAGGGCGGCCCCCACGTACAACCTTTAAGTTGTGTGCCCCAACTGCACGTATAGATTGTTTCAGGTTTTCCAACGTAGTGCGTGACCCTACGACAAAGGGCGAGAGATAACCTACCACCAAAGCTGGCATGTATAAACTATCGCCTAACATGGTGTATCAACCCCCTTATCGATTGTAGACCGTTTGGTGCAGGGTTAGGTCGCATACCCTACCCGTCTGCTTCCCTATGTAGTAACCCACGCCGCGCCTCAAGGCTATATGCCTGCCTAGCTTATAGTTAGCCCGGTGTACCAAGGACAGCACCATGCGCTTGTCGCTATAGTTGTCATACCACTCAAGCCCCCAAATAGCTTTAAGTATCACATCAGGTCCCACTATGTCGCCGTGTGCATTCAGCAATAAGGTTACTAGCTTGCCCTCTTGGGCGGTCAGTATTACTTCCGTATCATTTACGTAGTACCTGCCGCCCGTAGCTCGTATGGTACTAGTCGTCATCAGTACCTTGCCCCGCTTTAATATCATCAAGGTAGATGGGGCAGATGGCTTGCACCTTGCCTTTACCCACAGTTAGCAGCAGTTGAGCGCAATCCCCTTCCCGCTTAACTACCTCCCTGCTCCATTCATCATCCGTAACAAAGCACCCGGTCATATAAGCATCACGTACCTTGTTTATCTCGTGGAAGTGTCCCAGGGCCATAAGGTCAAAGTGCTGTGTCATGCTGCGGTGCCAATCGTTCATAACCTTGCCCAAGCTGCCTACAGCATTGCCGCCCCTCATCTGGTCGCCGTGTACCAACAACCAATCAATGCCCCCCACTGTGGCAAAGTTGTAGAAGTCAACCGTAGCTATATTGAATGTGACCTGTTTGAACTTGCTCATCATAGCTTGCAGGCCAAGCATGACCACGTTGTCCCAATTGGCCCCGGTGCTAAGGGCGGGCTTGCTTACCGGGCCATGATTGCCCGCTACGCTGTATACATCAACCGTGCTGAAAACTGTGGTAAAGTACGTCAGCATCCGGGTAAGATACGGCATAGCTATATTGAAGCACTGTTCGAGCACCGTATGCTCCAGTTCTTCAAGGCTAACCTGTCCGCCCACGCGCTCACCCGTTACCAAATCCCCCACAATGAATACAGATAGCTTGCACCCGGTTAAGCCCTGTCGCTGTACTGTGTCTGCTACCCGCAGGCCAAGGGCTTCCACCCTACGGCCCAACACCTCCGTATTAGTTGAGGACGTCAGCCGCCCGGCATGGAGGTCACCAAGTATCAGGATAACATCGCCCGGCTTAGTGGTTAACTTGTGCGTCGACATGGGCTTAGTGGCTATGGCAGGTAAATCGTGCATAAGGGCCTGTACGTATTCCCTGATTTGAGCCAGGTTAAGGGTAGCTTTAGCCCCCTTGGGCCGGGTTAAGCCGAGCTCAAAGCCCCTGCGGTAAATACTACCGCTTGCCAAGCCAAACAGGTCGCACAGTTCCGCTATACTGACCTCCGGGTCAATATACATCTCGCTAAAATCTTTGATTTCTTTTGGTGTCCTAACTGCCATATAAAGGTTCCTCGCTTTCTTTAATTGCTTTATTGAAATCGTCGATGCCCTTTTGCACCTCCGCGTTAAACCAATCAAGGGTCTTGCGCTGTGCCCCTAGGCTGCACAGTACCATATCAACCCATTCCTTACGGCAGTTTTCCAGCCCATCGCAACATATAGTATTAGCTATGAGCACGTACATTGGGTGGTTGTTTGTCTGCAAGCACGTTAAGCAATAGGCCCCGGACATGGGAACCATAGGCACACCTGCTACACCCACAGCCGGGCGTTCCCCACAGGCATCGCAAATAAGTACGCCGTCTTTAATCATTTTATCGTCCTTTCATAATATAGTGCAGGCTTGACACCGTTTTCACTATGGGGTTATACAGGGGTTTACCATCGCGCCAAGCCATAAATACATCAGCGCAGTAGTAACCAAGCACGGTAAAAATCATACCGTACACACCAAGCAAGATAAGGGGGCTGCAAAGCCATAATATAACCTGTAATGTCCACTTTTTCATATTAGTCCGCTACCATTTCCCCCAAGTTATCAGCTATATGGGTTTTAACCTTTAGCTTAACCGGGAAGTCAATATCCAGCATGGCCCGTTCCAACAGGGGCTTGTATTTGGGTATATCCTTTTCAGGCAAATCCCAGGCCAATTCATCATGAACGTGTATAACAGGGGTTAATATGGGGGCCGTGTTGATAATGGCTAACTTAAATATGGCCCCGGCAGTGCCCGCTATGGGTAGGTTAACGGCTTGTCGTTCAGCCGCCTTGCGCTCACCCTTATCATTACTGGCAAGCTGTGGCAGGTAACGCCGCCGCCCGTAGTAATCTTCAACATACCCGTTGTCGTGAGCGAACTGTATGGTACTTTCCTGATAAGTACGTATGCCCGGAAACTCCTCATAGTAGTGCTGCAAGTGCCTCTCGCAATCCTCTTCAGTAGGCGGCTTGCCCATTTTCAGTACGTTAAACTCACCCATAGGCGCATTCATGTAAATAAACAGACCGCGCGGGGTGCCCATGTAAAGCATCATATAACTTGCCGATTTAACCAAGTACCTGTGTTCAGGGCTATGGTCGCCAAACAGCATATCAGCCATCATATTATGTACGTCAATGTCCTTGGCAAATGCCTCTAACAACCGTTTATCATGGCTAAAGTGGGCCAAAACTCTCATATCTATTTGGCTATAGTCAATGTCCATAAGTTTATTGCCGGGGCGAGCAATAAACGGTCGCCGCGCATCAAAAGTGTGCGGTTGATTTTGCATGTTCGGGTTACTTGCGCTTGTACGCCCGGTTGCTGTATTTGCTTGGTTGTAAGTGGCATGTAATATGCCGTCCGACCCCGTCAACTTCAGCAATGCTCCGGCGTAGGTAGTCCTTTGCTTAGCGTATTGCCTGCGCTGTAGTATATGGGCTATGGCAGGGTGTTTATCAATGTGCCCGGC